ACTACCACTAACGGAACCGGTCACAATGTCGGAACCATGAACCAATGACAAGCGGATATAATAGGGAACCATAACCGGATACAATCGCTCTAGGAAACACACACAATCTCATACACTCACCCGGGCGTCCGTAAAATTTCAGGACAATATACATCAATCCATTGTTAACCATGAATAGGAAAGTACAGTTAACAATACACATTGCAATTTTAAAGTTCATACACGCATCCGGGTGTGTACTAACTCCGCCAACTCCACGAACTCCAAACTTTTCCGGTATTAACTAAAAGTAAATACGTATTAACTAAAAGGAAATACCCTGAAAAGCCTGGAAAAGTTAGACAAAAAGCATCAAAGTGTATGAATTTTTAGAGTTTGTTAACAAATGGTGTAAATAATACTTATTATGCGAACCAAATCTACCACGTTTTCATACACAAGAGTCTAAGTGTATAGGCAAGTAGTTAATAATGGATAGTTCCTGGATGGATCTGTCAATGCTAAACAGCGTGAATCAATCAACTGTCAAGTGAAAAGCCTTGACATACCGGAGGGGGTTAGAGGTGGCTAACCGTCCTGGGCGGAGTAACCCCTCTCATCACCCAAAATAGAAAAAGGGTCATTCTGGGTAGAGGATGTATGGTGATCGAGTAAAAAATAGTCTGTTACAAAATTCGAGGCGGATATGGAAGGGGCATGAGATGGCAAAAAGGTAGTAGTTAAGGGCATAGTCAGGGCGTCCCTTAGGGAGAGAAAGAGCTGCGGATGTAACAATGTAACAGATGAAACAGATTTTTCCTTATATATATCCAGAAATACACTTTTTTTAAAAATTAAAAAATGATGTCTAGAGGTCTTTTACTATATTTTCTGTTACATTTGTTGACAAGTGGTAAAAAGGTAAGTAAATAAGGGGTTTTGGCTGTCAACAGATTTGTAGCAGATGTCAACAAGTTCACAGTTTGTTCATGATGTGTTGACAAAATCGCTAGACATTTACTTAAAAGTGTATAAATTTTGGGCTTAATTTGGGCATTGAATTGTGCGCTCAACAATGTTAAAATTGTGGTCACACAGCAAGACTGTTAACGGCAATGTTGTGAAAATTTTTCGGGTTTTTCGGGTGTTATACACACAGGGGCTTAAAAGTTGTACACCCACTATACCCATTAAAAAAGGGGTGTTGTGAAACTGATGGATAATGAGCGCAGAGAATATCTAAAAAAGTACAAAAAAGAACATCTTAAGAGGATTTCTTTTGAGATGGAGATCACCAAGTACCAGCGTCTTCTCAACCATATAAGCACGACCGGAGAGAGCGTGAACGGGTTCATCAAAAGAGCGGTCGAGTCGCAAATCCGGTCGGACGCATTCCACTGTTCGGACAAAGCGGAGGAGTACGAACGGACGATGGAGCTGATTCGGCAGTTGGGCGAACTTATACTCAGCACTCAGCCTAAAGAAAAAACAGATGACGGGGTGTGGGGCAAATGACGGCAGAGCAGTATGAAAAGGCAATAGAGAAAGCACTTAAGTGTGGAGATGTTGATGCGCTTAAGGATGCGCTTCAGATGTGCAGGGCATTGGAGCGTTGTGACAAACTGACTGTGATGGGCAAGGCGTATGAGGACGAGGATGTGCTGGACGAGAAGAACTTTCAGACGGCACATGCCTTATCCAGGCAAATAAGGGCAGCGGCAAATGCACTGGTAAAGCGCGGTGAAGGAAAAGATGCACTTAGCGTCTATTATGACTGTCAACTGTTTGAGGCTCCGTATAACTTTGACAGCTTTTGCATCTATCTGGAAAAGGACAGGGAACCGAGCAAGAGATTCTACCTTCCGAGACGAAAACAGCTTCTTCCTCTGGTTGAAGCACTTCAGGATCTGGAGGATGGAAAGCTGTATATCCTTGGTATTAGCCTCGCACCTGGCGTGGGTAAGACCACATTGGCAGAGTTCTTCCTTGCATGGACGAGTGGAAAACACCCAGAGTTAGCTTCACTGGTTGGTTCTCATTCCTTTCCTTTTATTGACGGCATGTACGGAGAAATGCTCCGCATATTCGATCCTATGGGAGAATACTGCTGGGGAGATGTTTTTCCCGGTATGCACGTTACCGGCAAGAGCGCAAGGTCAAGGATGATTGATATCGGCAAGGGAAACAAGACCAAAAGGTTTATGACCATTGAGATGGGAACCATCGGATCCAACCTTGCCGGTCGAGTCCGTGCCACGAACCTTCTCTACTGTGATGACTTGGTTTCTTCCATTGAACAGGCGATGAGCAGGGAACGGATGGACAAGCTGTGGCAGCAGTATTACAGTGACCTCCGGCAGAGAAAGATTGGAGACAGGGTCAAGGAACTACACATAGCAACCAGATGGTCTGTTCATGATGTGTTAGGAAGATTGGAACTGGAGTATGAAGGTGATCATTACGCCCGGTTCATCAAGATCCCTGCACTTAATGAGGACGGGGAGAGCAACTTTGATTATCCCTACGGTCTTGGCTACTCCACGAAACAGCTTCTGGAACAGAAAGAGATCATGGACGATGTCACTTTCAGAGCATTGTACCAGAATGACCCGATAGAACGTTTTGGGCTTCTCTATCAACCGGACGAACTGCGGTATTACTTTGAGTTACCGGAGGCTGAACCGGACGCAATCATCGCTATATGTGACACAAAAGAGCAGGGTGCGGACTACTGCTCCATGCCGGTCTTCTATCAGTACGGTTCTGACTACTATCTGGATACGCTGGTGTACGACAATGGCAAGGTTGAAGCTGTTCAGGGCAAGGTAGCAAACATTCTGGTTGATAAGAAGGTGCAGAAGTGCCGGATTGAGTCGAACAGAGGCGGAACCTTATTTGCCCAGGACATTCAGAAGATGGTGAGCGAGATGGGCGGCATAACCAGCATCACGACCAAGTGGACGCAGACAAACAAGGAAACACGCATCGAGGTAAATTCCGGCTGGATCAAGTCTCATGTCCTCTTCAAAGACAAGAGCATCTATGAGAAAGACAAGGAATACAAAGCTGCCATGACGGAACTGTTCACCTATACCATGCTTGGTAAGAACAAGCACGATGACTTCTGCGATTGCCTCAGTATGTTTGTAGACTTTGCATCGAAAAGCACGACAAATCGCGTTGCAATCCTTAAGCGCACGTTCTAAACGGTAAAAAACTGTCTCAACTGCTGGTTTTGATGAAAAATTTTGGTAAAAACCGGGTTGTGTAAAGTGAAAGCACTTGACAACCACTGTATAATTGTGTACAATGATACATGGTAGAGAATGACGCAACAGAAGTGGCTTTCTTTTGTGACATCGTTACCTCCTTTCAAAGGGCATCACGGGTGCTGGCTGCGGAGTAGGGTTTTTGCTCATTTTTTCCAGACTGCTGCGGTCGTATGCCGGGAGTAAGCATCGCGGTGAAAATCCGCATGACATCAACTTAATATCTGATAGGTGAGAGTATGCCGATTGAGGTTGTTGAGGCAGTCAAGGCTATTGTACGAACCGGCAAGGAAGCAATAGTCAAGAAAGAACACGGACGCTGGCTTGTGTTGGAGAATGGTCGGAGAGTCGTGTACAAAGAAACTGAAAAGAGAACCTGACGGCAATCAGGCCGATCAGAAGAGTCAATCAGGACTATGAGTGTGTAATGCACTTGTAGTCCTTTTTCTTATGTTTGGGGGCTGAACTATGGCAGATGAATTTAATACAAGCAGAAGCCCTGTGGTCAGAAATGACATGTTCGGGAGACTGGACATTTACTCCACATATGACGAGTTGGATGCGGACAACATTGTGGATGAGGTCAACTCCGCACTGGTGTATCACATCCAGAACATGCTCCAGGAGGAATTCCTTTACTGGTATAGGCGCGGTGTACAGCCGATTCTCCACAGAACGAAGGAAGTCAGAGAGGACATCCTTAACCGGGTTCAGGAAAACCATGCTGCCGAGATCGTTGATTTCAAGAACGGAGCATTCATTACCGAGCCTCCGGCATATCAGGCGAGACGCAGAGGTGTTCAGGGCAAGCTGAAAAAGCTGAATGAGTACCTTTATCTTTCCGGAAAACAGGATGCGGATAACAAGATTGCTGACTGGTTCCATACCGTTGGCAAGGGTGTCTGCTATGTGGAGCCAACGGATAACAATGATGTGCCGTTCAAGGCATACTCACTGGATCCACGGTCTGCTTTCGTAGTGTATTCGCTCCGTCCGGGCAACAAGCCGGTCATGGGTGTCAATCTGGTTACTGTAGACGGCAAAGCGCGAGTAGATGCCTTTACGGAAAGATACGTCTTCCACATGAGCGGCACGGTCGTTGGAAAGATGATATCGACAGAAATGAACCATGACTTCATGGTGACAGTCACGAATGTCGATTCCATCGAGCCTAATGTGCTGGGCAAGATCCCAATCATTGAGTACCGGTACAACAGCATCAATCAGGGAGCATTTGAACCGGCAGTTCCTCTTCTGGACGAGATTAACAATGTTCTTTCCAATGCTGTGGACGGTCTGGAACAGCACATTCAGAATCTTGCAGTTGCTGTTAACTGCGAGTTCCCAGATGGTACGACTGCATCGGATATCCGCAGGGCCGGGTTTATCTCGTTTACTTCCGTTGGTGAGAACAAAGCTGAGTTCAAGCTGTTGTCTGAACAGTTGAATCAGGGTGATACCAAGGTTCTTATCGATCATCTGTACGATCAGGTTCTCTGCATCTGCGCTATGCCGAGCAGAAGCACCGGCGGAAACACCTACGACACAACCGGAGCTGCCGTCTTAGCAAACCACGGATGGTTCCAGGCGGATGCTGCAATACGCTGTACAACGGATCTTTTCAAGGAATCCAACAGGCAGTTCGATGCAATTATCACGGACATTCTTAAGCGCAAGGGTCTGCTGGACATTGAACCGAGTGACTTTGAACTTGAATTCGTCCGCAACGAGACAGCGAATGTTCAGGCGAAAGCACAGGCATTCCAGACACTTATGGCAGCCGGTCTGCATCCTGAGCTGGCAGCGGCGAAGTCCGGTATCTCCAATGATCCTGTCAAGGATATGAAGATGTCCGAGGATTATCTGCGGATGGTCTGGGGAGATCCCAAGGCTAAAGCCAAGGAAGAGAAACAGGCAGACAAGACCGGAAACCTTGATGAAGAGGAAGAAGCCTCTCAGGGAGAAGCCGAGATTATCGAGTCCGATAACTTTAATGGTGAGAATGAAACGGGTGGTGCTGTGTGACCATCATGCCGTTCGATGAACTGAATGCGTTCAAAGAACAACTGCCCATTCATTTTGATGAGTCCGGTCATATCCGGTCAGCAAAGGACGAGGAAGACATCATAGATGAAATGCTCGATCTCTTCCTCTTAGCCTATGCCAACGGTGTCAATTCGGTCAATCAGGACTTCAACACGGACATTATGCCTGAGATTGACACGGTTATGGAGACAGTAGACCGGAGGATTGCAGACAAGACTTGGCGCGAACGTGTGCATGACTATTTCCTGTCCGGTGGAACCATCGGTGACATCATCCGCATAGCGGAGGCTGAAACACACAGAGACAGCAATGAAGCGGCTTATGTGACTGCCGTTAAAGCCGGTGCGAAAGAAAAAGTCTGGCACTGCATGATGCTCCCCACATCCCGTGATAGTCACATTTTTTTGGACGGTGTAACCGCTCCGATGGATGGAGAGTTCTACAGCTTTCGTGGCGGAAGCACTCTTTTCCCCGGACAATGGGGAATAGCTGAAGAGGACTGCAACTGCCTTTGCTGGTGTACATTTCAGTAGGTAAACAATGGTTATAAAGGCTAAAAGCCAATTTATATAACACAGTAGTGAAACTGTATAAAAACGCGACACAGACATGAAAAGTCTATAAAACGGAAAACATAGTGCAGTGACGCACTCAAAAAAACGCAAAGGAGCAGAGATATGAAGATTGATGTAACCAAAATCGAAGGTTATGCAGAGATGTCCGCAGAGGACAAACTGAAGGCTCTTGAAGAGTATGAGTTTGATGCACCTAAAGACAACAGTGCCGAGATCACAAACCTGAAGGACGCACTTTCCAAAGCTAACTCTCAGGCCGCTGAATGGAAACGCCAGTTTCGTGAGAAACAGACGGAACAGGAACGTGCCGAGGCAGAGAGAGCGGAAAGAGAAAAAGCTGTTGAGGACGAGCTGCGGCAACTCCGCAGAGACAAAACGGTGAGCGGTTATATCGCGCAGTGTCTCGCTCTTGGTTATACCCAAGACCTTGCAGTTCGTGCTGCCGAAGCGATGGCAGACGGCAACAACGCTGATATCTTTGCATGTCAGCAAGAATTCTTAGAGGCGAAACAGAAGGAGATCGAGGCTAATGCTTTGAATAAGCAGCCCACTCTTACTGTTGGTTCTCCCCCCACAGCGAAAGAGGCTGAGAAGGAATCCCAGAATAAGCTCCGTGGATACTTCGGACTGCCTCCGCTGAAATAATCATAAAGGAGAAAAAGCAATATGGCTACTACAGTCACTGCCCCTGTGGGCAACACCATCGCACTTGCAGAGAAATATCTGCCTATTCTGGACGAGATTTACAAGATGGGGAGCCGCTCCGCTATCCTCGACACTGCCAATGAGCGTGTTCGCTGGGAAGGCGCGAAGAAAGCGTACCTCTTCAACACCGAGATGGTCGGTCTTGGCAACTATGACCGCAACGCCGGTTTTGTTCCCGGTGACGTAAACACCGGTTGGGAAGACTACGAGATCACTCAGGATCGCGGACGTTCCTTCCTTGTAGACAACATGGACAACGAAGAGACCCTTGGCATGGCCTTCGGCACTCTGGTCGGCGAGTTTGAGCGCACTCAGGTTATCCCTGAACTGGATGCTTACCGTTTTGCCAAGTACGCCTCCGGTGCTGCCGCGGCTCAGATCGTGACCGAGACCCTGTCTGCCGGTGCTGCGACCATCGCGTCCATTGACACTGCTACCGCAGCTCTGGACAACGCAGAGGTCCCCTATGAGGGCAGAATCCTCTTCGTCAATCCGAATGTCTACAAACTCATTAAGTCCGGCGTGACCCGTATGGTCATGAACCGCGAGAACGATGTCAACTACAACGTTGAGATGTTCAATGACATGCAGGTCATCACGGTTCCCTCCGGTCGGTTCAGCACTGCTGTGACCATCAACGCTCCGACCACTTCTGCCGGTGCCGGTGGATACACTGCTTCCGGTGACGCGATCAACTTCATGATTGTTCATCCGAGCGCAGTTCTCCAGGTCGTGAAACATGCGGTTCCCAGAACCTTCAGCCCCGAAGTCAACCAGGAAGCGGATGCGTGGAAGTTCGACTATCGCGTCTACCACGACTGCTGGGTGAAGGCTCAGAAGACCAACGGCATCTACGTTTCCCACGCCTGATATGGCAATCCGTAAGAACGCTGACGGGAGTATTACCATCGGCATTCTGAAGGATGAAGCGGCAAAGGAGGCTCCCGTCAAAAAGGGAGTCTCCGAAACCGCAGAGGAAGCTCCTCAGAAGAAACGTGGTAGGAAACCGAAGCAAGAGTAAGAGGAAAGAGGGAACAGCTCATGACCGATGAAGAGAAACTTGAAACAATAAAGACCCTGCTTGATGACGGTGGTGAACTGCCATCGGACGAGAAGCTGGAGACATACATTACTCTCGCCGGTCAGGAGCTTCTCCAGTGGAAATACCATCTGATTGGTGGCGTTCCTGAAGATGTGACCACTGTTCCGGCAGCAGAGGAAATCAAGCAGATATATGCTGTAGTTGCTGGATACACACAGTCCGGTGCTGAAGGGGAGTCCGCTCACAACGAAAATGGTGTAGCAAGGACATTCCGGTACAGTGACATGCTGGACTACATCCACAACAACGTTAAAGCCTTTGTGCGTGTCGGCGCGGTGAGAACGGTATGAGGAACTGCCAGAGGAACCAGACTACATTCTGGTATCGACTGTACAATCCATCTCCGGCTCCCATAATGGACGAATGGGGGAACGAGACTGGTGAGTATACAGTTGCTTATCTGGATCCGGTGCAATGCAAGGCAAACATTTCTCCGGCTCGTGGAGAAGCCCAGGTTGCCCAGTTCGGTGACCTCGACAGCTACGACAAAGTGATTGTGACCGCAGACATGACTTGCCCGATTGATGAGAACAGCATCCTCTATATCGGTATTGAGCCGGTGGAGACTGATGGAGTGTGGAGCGCACACAACTATACAGTTAGAAGAGTGGCAAAGTCTCTCAACCAGATTGCTATTGCGATCCGAAAGGTTGATGTCGGGTGAAGCATGAGTACACGGTTGACCTGAGTACAAGCGGAATCAACAAGTTCATTGGTGTTCTTGGCGGATACAAGATCTGGCTGAACAAGAAAGCTGATGAGTTGGCGAAGAGGCTTGCGGAGATGGGTGCAATCAAAGCGGATATCAACTTCTCAGCCGCTTATTATGACGGTGAAGAAGACCACAAGGTTGAAGTGATTCCGGTAGGCAAGATGCAGTACAAAGTCCGAGCAAGCGGAACAACAGTTCTTTTCGTTGAGTTTGGAGCCGGTCTTATCGGGTATGGTCATCCTGAACCGAATGGTTTTGGGCCAGGAACTTATCCGGGCAAAGGATACTGGGATCGTCCGGGAGGATGGTACTACACCGGTTCTGACGGAGAATCACATCACTCGCATGGTAATCCGCCGAATGCTCCAATGTACAACACAGTAAAAGAACTTGAGCAAGAATTAGGCAGAGTGGTTCAGGAGGTGTTCAGTAATTGACCAACATATTCAATGAGATGTTCACAGACATCGCTGTTCCTGTCCGCGCTGCCTTTTCCGGTGCTTTTGTGACCGGTGAGCGGATACCGGCTCCGGCAAAGTTTCCGTGCGTAACTGTTATCGAAGCGGATAACTATGAGGACGCAAACAGCATCGACAATTCCGGTCGGGAGAACATCACAAATCTCATGTACGAGATCACTGTCTACTCCA